GCGGGATCACTGTCACAGCGAGAGAGCCGTTTGCAGATCTTCGTGTTCGAAGGCGCTTTCCATCCTTTGGATTTCGGGCTCTTTCGCCCCCCGCCGCCGGGCTGCCTGCCGCCAGTCTTGTGTCGCTATCGCGACTTGGCGGATCAGAGCGTCAGCATCCGCTAGCTTGAGCGCAAATTCCTCGGCCACCGAGCGCAACAACTCGACCGAGCAGGTTCCATCATCAAAGTCGATGTTGGTCGCAAGTATTCTCGGCTTGATGTCCTGAGGCGTCGGGTTGATGTCATAGGCTGGCGACAGGGTCCAGCCACGTTGTCCGAGCCACAGAAATCCGTGATTTCTCAGATGGTCGTCGGTATTCGACACAAGAACCGAGAATGCGACCCGCTTGAAAAGCTCTATTCGGTCATCTGCTGCGTTCGCGCCGTGTTCGGTCAATGCATCGACGACTTCCAAATAGCTCCCCCTGTCACCGTCACGGTGTTCGGTCATGGACATGGCCGACAAGAAGGGGATGCGATCCTGCCCTTCGCGATCAAAGCGCCTGGACAGGAAGATCGGGCGTCCATCGTTGTCGATCAAATCGTGGGACGCAGCTTGAATGCCTGCGGCCTCCGCCAGATCCAATACGATGGCTTCCCATCGCTCCAGTGAGTATTCGTCGGTTTCCTTCGGAAACTTGGCGATGGACAGACAACCATGCTGGTCAATCACCGACGCCTTCGGTCGCGCCCCACCGAGAGAAGAGCCCGGCGCGAAGATCAGCAACAGATCTTCATCGGTTTCCTCACCGCGCAGGATACGCTCCGATGCCTTGAGCAATTGGCCCAACGCCACGGTTCCTGGAACACCAACATCCTGTGGTGCCTGGAAGACGTCGTCTCCCTCCCACCGAAACCGCAATGCACCCAACCGGGTTTCGTCAGAAACGCCGAGCAGAAAGTCCGTTTCATGGAGTGTGCGCACGGCGCGCCCTTCGCGTTCCGCCGCGCGCCGCTCTTTTCTGCGCATCAGGGTCCGCCCCCAGGTATCGGGAGCCGAGTCTCCCAACGTCCCAAACATCTCCTGGCCGGCAGGAGGGCGGAACGTCCCCGGCCCAACCGGCAACGATGGATCCAACGAGAAGCTCGATGCATCTCGGATCCATTCGGGATCATATTCAAACGTGACAGACTGGCGGCCACGAGAGCCATGCCGACGCATTAAGCCAATTCGTCGGCAGAGCCCTTGCCAATCCAGAAACACCTCGACATCGGACATCACGCACCAACCTTCCGACTGCGTGGCGTGGTGGCGCGCTTTGGCAGTTCTTCCCTGGAGATGCTCTGTCCAATGTCATCGTGAGTGGCATCCGCAACATCGGCGAGGCGTTCCAGTAGGTTCAGTGCTTGCAAAACAGCGGCAACGATACCGATGCTGACGGACGGGTCCCCTTTCTCGATACGCGCAACTGTCGGTCGGGACGTGGCTGCCCGTTCTGCCACGATTTCCATGGGCAGCTTTCGGCGCAACCGCGCATCCCGAATGTCTTCTCCGAGCTTTCTAAGCGCTCTTCGGGCAGATGGTGGCGGGCGATGTGGCGTCGGCATAACGATACCTTCAAATTACATTAAGCGGCCTCAATGTAACAGGAAGATATCATTATTTCAATAGGAAGACCTTGCCAGCCAGCTCAAAATGACGACTGAAACCGGGATCGCCGGACACGGATTTCCTCAAAAAGACGGCGAAGCGAATACGACCGGACGATCGACACCAACGTGAACACAGCGCCCATCAGCAGGTTGTCCGACAGACTGGCGTGAAGGCCGAACACCGGGAACACCGCGATCTGGGTAGCAACGGCAATGCCATAGCCGACCGCAACATTGGTCAGTGCTTCCGCGAACGACATGCGTCTCGACTGCCTCATGCGGCATCCCTTTCATTTTTGATCTCATCGAACGTCCGCCCGTCCCCGTCGAGGACGGCCGACTTGCCGGTCGCTTTTTCCCAGCGCCGGACACCGACATCGACAAAAACAGGCTGCAATTCCATAGCTCGAACGCTTCGCCCGAGCCGTTCGCCGGCGATGATCTGGGAACCAGAACCACTAAACGGTTCATAGCAGATGCCCCCGGATTGGGTATGCCTACGCATCGGAATGGCAAACACCTCGATAGGCTTCTGGGTCGGGTGTTCGGCGCCTACCGGTCGAGCACTGCCTTCCCAATCCAATTCCCAAACGCTGGTCACCGAATGACTGTTGTCACCTTTGTGCGGCGGCTTGTTCCCCTGTTTCCAACCCATGAGACACGGCTCGTGACGCCAAGGGTAGTAGCTGTGAGTCGGAATTGCTGCCGGCTTGACCCAAACGATCTGCTGATGGTTGAGAACGCCCAACGCTGACCAGATCTGCTCGATCAGCGCTGCGCGCTTATGGGCATGCCAGCAATACCAAGCGGCATTGTCTTGGCACACGGAGAGAGCGCTGGTGAAGACTGCGCGCAGGAATCCAGCTGCATCCTTGATATCGACCTCACGATACAGGTCACTCCAATCGTGACCTCCGTGCGGTCGATCTGCACCGGTATAGTCAACAAGGTAAGGCGGATCTGTCGCGAACAAGGAAGCCTTCTCCCCATTCATCAACCGTTTCACATCATCAATGTTGGTGCTGTCTCCACAAAGCAGGCGATGATCCCCAAGGAGCCAAAGATCACCCATTCGGCTAACGGGCTCGACCGGAGGTTCTGGCACCTCGTCATCGCCTTCCTGAGTTTCCGATGACGGACCATCGTCCTCGGCTTGCAGCAGGCGATCAATCTCGGACAGGTCGAAGCCGGTCAGGTCGAGATTGAAATCCTCGGCTTTGAGGTCCGTCAGTTCGAGACGCAGCAGTTCCTCGTCCCATCCGGCATTCTCAGCGATCTTGTTGTCGGCAATGATCAGTGCCCGTCGTTGGGTCTCGGAGAGATGGCCGAGGCGGATCACCGGCACGTCGTCGAGGCCGAGCTTGCGCGCGGCCATGAGACGGCCATGGCCAGCGATGACGCCGCCGTCCGCGCCGATCAGGATCGGATTGACGAAACCGAACTCGGCGATGGACCCAGCAATCTGCGCAACCTGGCCCTCGTCGTGGGTGCGGGCGTTGCGCGCATAGGGGATCAATCGATCCACCGGAACGGTTTCGATCGTCAAGTCCATCTGTCAATCAGCCGAATGTTAGGGGCGCTTGACGGATCAACGGCGCAAACCCGCAGAAACCCTGGGGCTGGCGTCTATACGTCAAGTCGGTGTCAAGTAAGTTGGCGGGCCTGTCGGTAGAAAAATCCCGCGCTCGCGCCTCCCGCATGGGATATCCGCCAGGAAGGAACCAAGATATCAAAGGGTTAGGAGGAGGCACGGCGCGTCGGTTCTGCGTTCGCACGCCCGTCGCGAGGCTATCTGAAAACTACCCCTAATCCGGCGGTTTTGTCCCATCGAAAAGTGTCCGCCGCACACCTTACCCTACGCTTCGCGCAAGCCCGCGCCACCAGCCAGTTCGATCACGCGCCGCTTCGAAAGGTTACTGTTGAACCGACGCCGATTAAGCTTGAGTGAGATCACACAGAGACCGTAAAGCCAGTGCTTATGGGCGGCAGATCGTTGGAGACCGACCGTCCAGCAGATGGTCTTCCAGCGTTCTCCCGATGCCCTGAGCCAGATGATTTTGGCCGCCGGCGGCTCCAGCCAAGACATCCACGGCAGGGTTTCATCCATGCGCGAAATCGCTGCCGACGACGGTGGCGGCCGACGCATGGGCTGGGGCTCTTGCCCGACCTTGTCGGCGAAGTCATGGACGACCTCGGGCCACACCCCGAAGTAACCCCGCACCTTCTCCTCGGGCAGACGACGCAACACGTCGGCAGCTTCGACGATCCGTTCCTCGACCCTCAACGGCGTCCAGTCAGCCATGACGCACCTCCCGCCCGTCGTCGCGACGGCCATAGAGCTTCTCACCCAACTGGCGGATCAGTTCGCGCTCGGGCCAGGTGAGCCGGTCATCCTCCACTGACACGGCGAGCATGCCCTGCTCGATCCAGCCATCGCGTTTGACCTGTTCGGCAGAACGCCGTTCGCCGCCATAGCCCTTCGGGAACCGCCTCATCGCACACCTGCCCGGGCATCCATCGCCCACAGCAGCAGCGAGATGGCATCGGCCTCGTTGTCATCCGTGGGCGCGAAGCCCCGAGCCGACACCGCCGCAATGACCGCGTCCTTGTTGGCGTTGCCCTTGCCCGTGACGTGCCGTTTGATGGTCCCCACCGGAACGGCCTCATAGGGGATCGCGTGGTGTTCACACCAGGCGGTAACGTGAGCCAAGAAACCGCCATAGGCATGGGCGGCATCGACCCCGGCATGGCGACGGACTTCCTCGACGAACACGGCGTCCAGGTAGCCTGCGGCCTGTTTGATCTCGGTGAGCCAGCGCTTGAAGCGCAGGAAGCGCATGCCGCCACCCTGCCAGCGATCGTTCTTGAACTCGGCAGTGCCACTGATGATCCGACCGTCCGGCCCATGCAGCGCCCATCCGGTTTTGGTGCCGAGATCGAGGGCAAGAAGGACGGGATGGTCCGGCGCCTGTTCGGCGAGAGGTTCGATCAATGCGGGCTGGCTCATCATTGGGCTCCTTGGCAATTGGTTTTGGGAATTGGCCGGGAAGCAGCAACCCGACCATCGGTGGGAGGAGTGTGGGTTCCCGGGAACACTCCTCCCCCTATAGGGGGAGGTGGGAACGTGGAAATCGTTGAAATCATTATGTTTTTCCTTGGTTGGGAACGGCTGGGAACGAGATTTTTGGGAAGCTGATTTGCTCAATGGTTTCAATGAGTTGATGCGGTTTTGGGGGCACAAAATCTTGGGAATTCCCGTTGGGAAGCTGGGAACCGGGAACGGAAACCGACCCCCATCCGCCTGGGCAGGAAGCTCTGGGAACGCTGGGAACGGAGCACGCATGGACCTCACTCCCCGGTCTCGTGAGCGCCATGGACGAACTGTCCGACACCCCGTGCAAACGGCCCGGCTGGAACGTCCAGCCACTTGAGCTCCTTCGAGCCTTCGGCCATGCCTTTGACTAGGATGGGAGGCCGGGCATTGAGCAGGTCCTGGACCAGGCCTTCGATCTTGTTGCGCGCCATGTCGTGGAACAGGACCGGCAGGCGATGGCGCTGCTTAAACAGGCCGGTGCCGCCGGTATGGGTGAACGGGTGGCCGTTCTCAGCGGCACTGGCGACAGCCTCGACGAGGGCTTCCAAAAGATCCTGTTCTGGCCGGCGGACTTCGCGCAGACGCTCGGTCGCATCGACCAGAAGACCGGTCGGCGCGCGCAGAAAGGTGCGGATAGCCCGATCGGCTGGGCCGTTGGCCTTGACCACCGCCCCTTGGAACACGGCGTTGCGAGCAAAGGGTTCTTCGAGCGCCTTGAAGACGAAGGCCTGGTGTTCCTCTGGCGCGGGCCACAGCGCATAGACCATGCGCACCCCATCGACGATGGCACTGGTACCGCGCACGGCGTCACGGGCCTGCTCGACCGAGGCGATGGGCCGATTGCCCTGGGGTTTCCGCATATGGTGGGCGACGATCACCGCCGCGCCGGTTTCGGTGGCGAGGCTCGCCAGAAGGCCCGTGGCAAAACTTCCGGCAGCCGGATCCGAGGTGACGTCGGCATGAATGAAGGATGCCAGCGGGTCGAACACCACCAGCTTGAGATCGCGCAACCTCATAATCTGATCACGCACCATGCGGAACTGGGGCGTGATTTCGGGGCCGTCCTTGCCGGACACGACCAAGGGGATGGGACCTCCCGCGTTGGGCAGCGGCACGACGATCAGCCGTTCCGGGCGTTCGAGGCGGAACTCTTCGGGATCGAGCCGTTGCAGGCGGCGATGCACCTCGCCCTGATCGTCCTCGGCGGTGAAAATGACGGCGGTGCCGAACTCTCGCACCGGGCCACCGAAGGCCATGGGCTCGGGACTGACCGAAACGTCTCGGGCCTTTCCCGTCGCCACCGACAGCGCCAGATCGAGGTTCATCATACCCTTGCCGGTGTCGCCCATGGCGGCCAGGATCGAGACCACGCCCATGGGGAACGAGCCCTCGACCAGGAAACGCTGCTCGGGCGCATCGCCGGAATACCGGGTGGCATGCCAGTCCGAAAGATCGAGGGAGGCTTTCTCAGGGCGGAGAGTCTGGCGTTCGGTGGTGGCGATGAACTCGGCGACATCCATGCCGTCGTCGACCGCGTCTGCCGCGTCCCATTTCTCCGGTTTGTCGTCAGGCGGCAGGAGGACGGAGACCGACAGGGCACCGGCAGCCAACACGGCTTGCCCCGCCACCATGGCGTACTGCCAGCCGGGACCGTCCTTGTCGGGCCAGATCAGCACCTGCTTACCGTCGAGCGGCGACCAGTCGGTCTTCTCGACCGGGGCCTTGGCCCCGTTCATAGCCGTGGTGGCCGAGATACCGGCATCGATGAGCGCCTGTGCGGCCTTCTCGCCTTCTACCAGGACCACCTGGTCGGCGGCCTTGATGCCAGGGCGATTGTAGAGGGGACGTGGTTCCGGAGCCTTCAGACGCCGGTTCACCACGTCCCAGGGCCGAAACTGTTTACCGCCGGGCGGATCGTATCGATAGACGCAAGCGATCAGCCGACCGTCCCCGTCATGATAGTCCCACTTGGCGGTAACCGGCCCGAGATCATCCGTCGGCGGCGCTTTACTCTGTGCCGCACGATCGTCGTGCAGTGTCCGGCTGCGACCATCGAGCCATTCACGGATGTCATCCATGATGGCGGGAAAATCCGTCCGAGTGTCCCGACCAGAGACCGCCGCCCAGAGGGCGATGATGTCGCCGCCCTCGCCGGTCGCGAAGTCATGCCACATGCCGGCCTTGGGTCCGGACAGTTCCACCGACAGGCTGTCGCCGCGATTGCCCTGGACGTCGCCGACCAGGAACTTGCCGCCCTGAAAAGCGCCGCCCGGCAACAGGTAGGAGAGCACGGCTCGGATATTGACCAGCATCCGGGTCTTGATCTCTTCGGTGGTCTCTGCCCCATCCCAACGGCGACTGTCGTCGAGGCGCTGCGGCTCAGCGTCGTTGAAGTCGCGCCAACGCTCCAACTCGATCACGTTATCGTCCATCGCCGTCCCTCCAACAGCGATTGGACCAGGAGCAGAACCGGCATTCGTGGAAGTCGGCGGACTGGGCGAGACGGGGCAACAACTCGCCCGCCTCGGTGGCGCGGATGATGCGCACCGCCTTGTCGCTGGCGGTCTGCGCCAGGCCGCCATCGAACGGCACCAGTTCGTGATGCAGTTCGGCGGTGTCTTTGTTGATCGCCGTGAACAGCGCCGGGTTTTGCGAGATCCCCGGCACGCTTGCTTCCATGTAGGCCTGATAGGTAGTGATCTGGGCCGCATAGATCGGCTTCGAGATCACCACGCCGCGCTTGACGGTGTCCTTCCAGGACTTGTCGTTGAGCGACTTGCATTCCCAAAGCGCCGGAAACCCCGTCAACACGGGGCCGGCATTGATGATGCCGTCTACATGGCCGCGGATGCGCCCGTCCGCGACAGAAAACCCGAACTGCTCGCCGTCCGGTCGGTTGCCCTTGGTGGTGTAGAGCTCGAACCCGGCCTTGCGCAGCCAGCCGATGGCTAGGTCTTCAAAGACGTGCCCGGCGGCAAAGATGCGCAGCGTCCGACCATCGAAGTCGCTGCCATCGTCCTTCGGCGCGTCGGCATACTCGAACTGCAGGGCGCGTTCACAGGCGACGCCCAGCCTGGATCCGCCAAGATAGTCCCGCGACGACCTCGCGACATTTTCCGCCTCGAGGGCCTCGTCGATCAGCGTGTTGATCCGATCGGCCACCGTGGCCGAGTGGTTGTAATCCAGCATCAGAAAGGGATCTCCGTATCATCGCCCTTGGCCGTCGCCAGCATGGCGTCCTGGAAGCCGCCAACTGCGACCTCGATCAGGGTCAAAACTTGCGCCTCGGTGAGGTCGATCAGCCGGGTCTGCCAGCCGATCTCTTCCATGATCTCGGCGACCGGCTTCATGGCGGCGCGGATCGCGGCCTGCTCCTGTTCGGTCAGGTCAACCATGCCCCAGCGCTCCTTCGCCAAACGCGACCAGAAGCCCTGGCAGCTCATGGAGCAGAACCAGCGGGATGGTCGCGGTTTCTTTGAGCGCACCGGATCGAGCCAGCCAAAGCCACGGGCCGGACGCCGACAGACGGCACAGAGTTCCCCACGCGGATGCCAGAGGCGCAGACGGGCAGCGGCAGTGTCGGATGGAGGACACATGGATCATGCCGCCCTCCGAACGTCGGCAGCCGAAGCCACCAGATTGGTGATGGCACCCTTGTTGAACTGAAAGGTGAGCAGCGCCGAGGCCTGATAGCGGGTCAGACCGAAGTCTTGGCGGAACTGGGGCGGCAGGTATTTGAGTTGGCGTTCCGTCGCCGGCTGGCTCAGCCAGGACCGGGTCTTGTGGGCGCTTTCGTCGGTCTCGTTCTCGTTGAGCCAGTCATCGGCTGCCGCCAGGCAAACGGTGCGCTCACCCACGGCCAGCAGCTTTGATCGCTGCCCCTTCGCCCCGCCGACGGCATGCCAGCGTCCGTGCAGGAAGAAGATACCGCCCCAGGCGCTGAAGCCGTTAGCGACCAGCGCCGCGTCGTCGCCGAAGAGATCGCACCACCGGAAGCTGGAGCGCTTCAAAAGATCGATCTCCGACATGACGAAGTCGGTGAGTGGGGTCACCTCGCCGTCGCCGGCTCCGATGGACTCCCACAGGTAACCGCAGAGGGGACATTCACGAACGGCCAACGGCACCTGGGCGTTGCATTCCGGACAGTCCTTGGTCGGGGCCTCGCCGTCACCGGTCTTGCCGTCGAGATTGACGTCCTGCTCCAGGCAGCCGTGCAGCAGGGTCGACGTGCCGAAGTCGAGAACGATGCAGTCGGTCTTGACCACGCCAGGGAATTCATTGGGATCGACGGTACGAAGGCCCCGCCCCACCATCTGAATCATCGTGGACTTGTAGGAACTGGGACGCAGTAGGACGACGCAGCTGGTCGGCTGGTGATCCCAGCCCTCGGTCAACACCGCTACGTTGACGATGACCTGGGTGTCACCTTTCTCGAAGGAGCGTAAAACCGAGCGGCGTTCGGCCTCGCCCATGTCGCCATGGACCATGCCGGCGGTTACGCCCTCGTCGAGGAAGGCGTCGGTGACGTTGCGGGCGTGATCGACGGTGGAGCAAAACACCACGGTCTGGCGTTCGCCCGCCTTCTCCCGCCAATGACGGATCACAGCCTCGGTGATCGGCGCCTTATTCATGATGGCGTCGACCGCCTTCATGTCGAAGTCATCGACGGTCTTACGCACACTCTTCAGTGCCTCCTGCGCGCCGACGTCGATGACGAAGGTGCGCGGCGGCACGAGGTGGCCCGAAGCGACCAACTCGCCGATAGTGATCTGGTCGGCGACGTTGGAGAAGACCGGACGCAACCCTTTCTTGTCACCCCGGTTGGGCGTCGCCGTGACGCCGAACACCCGGACATCCGGATTGCGATCCCGCGCCTTGTCGATGATCCGTCGGTAGCTGTCGGCGGCCACATGGTGCGCCTCGTCGATCACCAAAAGGTCAAGCGTCGGCATGGCCTCGAGGTTGGCCGAACGGGCCAGGGTCGGGACCATGGCGAAGGTCGTCCGCCCGCGCCAGGACTTGGTGCGAGAGTCGACGATCGAGGTGCTGATCTTCGGATTGACCTTGGCGAACTTGAGCACGTTCTGCGCCGTCAGCTCGTCGCGATGCGCGAGCACGGCAGCCCTGGCGTCGTTGCCCTCCAGCATCCGGCCGACGACGCCCGAGAGCATGATCGTCTTGCCGGCCCCGGTCGGAGCGACGCCCAGGGTGTTACCATGTTCATCGAGCGCATCGACGGCGCGCTCGACGAACACCTTCTGGCGGGGGCGGAGAAGCATCGAGCCGCCCTCCTACTGCGCCCAGGCCGGACGGCCCGGATTGGCGGCGGGCGGCGACGCCGGGGCGGCAGGTGCCGAAGACGGGGAAGCGGTCGGGGCACCACCTGCCGGACGCCAGAGCCCGCCGTTCTCCTGAAACGCCTTCCAGTCCTTGGAGCCCGACGTGACGGCGAAACGGATCTCGTTCTTAGCATCACCGTTGGCGTCTTTGCCGACGTCGATCTTGGCCAGGAACTCGAGGCCGTCCAGATCGGCGAAACCGTTGATCCGCCGCGCCGTCTGAGCCTGGGGAGAGTTGTCCTTGTCCGACAACCCACGCGCCGAGTTAAGGATGCCGCGCACGAAGGAGCGGCCCATGTTGCCCCATTCGGGGCCCTTGAGGCTCAACAGCCCGATCAGCGACCAGATCTTGCGCCGCGCATGGGCGCCTTCGAGGACGACGAACTCGGCGTTCAGGTAGACCGAGCCGGTGGTCTCGTTGCGGGTCGCATAGCCACCGGTCCAGCCCTGGGACGGATCGTCATAGCCGCCTGGCTTCAGGGTCATCCGCACGGGCACGATGGTGCCCTTGGGGATCAGGTCGTAGGAGTTCTGGGACTCCGCATCATTGTAGTCGTTCCACGCACCGGTCATGGTCAGGACGCTCCTTCATTGTCTTTGGGTTCGGAGGTGTCGGCGGGCTGGGATGTGGGGCGGCCAAACGCCAGCCGCTCGCTCGCCGGTTTGACGGGGCCACCGATCTTTTCCATCAGGCGGCCGAGATGGGGTTCCTCGATCTGGTCGAGACGCCCGCTGCGATCCTTGGCAGGGAAACCGAAGGAATTGAGGGTCTGGCAGACAAAGGCCCGGAACGGCTCTCCATCGCCCTGGCTGACTTCGGCCATGGTGATGACCTCGTCGACGATGCCGGGCAGTTCATTGCCGGTCTTGGAGCCGTCGATCTGCGGCACGAAAACGCGCCGATTGAAGTCGTCGAGCTTCTCGTCGAGGATCCCGACAAACCAAACGTTCTTGCCCCGGGTGTGTTGCAGGTGGGTGAGCCAGGCGATCATCTCCTGGCCGTGGAGACCGTAGGCGCCGCGCATGTCGGGCTTACCCGTGCGCTCGGAGATCGCCTGCGGCTGTCCCTTGCACCACTGGAAGCACAGCCGACCGGCGACCGTGATGCTGTCGATGAAGACGGTCCGGTACTTGTCCAGGGCGGCCGGGTCACCGAAGCGTTCAGAGACCGCCTCGAAGTGTGCCTGGCTGTAGACCTGATCTTCGCGAAGCGCCGGGTTCGGCCCACCGATGAAGACGGCGAAGTCGCGGCATTCTGTCCATGTGCGTGGCCGGATAGTGTCGCCCGGCCAGCCCTCGATGGCGAGATCGCCGGCCTCCAGGTCGAAGAACAGGGTGCTCGGCGCATCCAGCGTCCACAGCAGCGAGGTCTTGCCAATTCCGGACTTGCCGAAGATGCAGCCCTTGATGCCACGCCGTTCGGCCAACCGTTCGTCGGCGGAGATGATGGGAAGCGCGTTCATTGGTCGCCCTCCCCAAGGATCAGTTTGAAGTTCTCCTTGCCCGTCCGAACAGTGCGGGCTTCGGCGAATGCCGACTGAATGTGCGAGGGCCAGGCTGTGTATTTGCGCTCGGAAACCTTGAAGGCGATTTCCACGTACTCACGGGGATCCTCACCATCGGCTTTGATACGCTCGACCAAGTCGGCCAAATGGGTCTGATCCCAGTCGACGCGTTTGGGGAGCTCCGCCACGACGGTCACCACGCCGTCCTGGAAGCGGGCCGTGCCCGTATCCCTGCCTTCGGCGTGGCGAAGATCCGCAGCGCGTGAGGAAAACTTCCGGGTGACGGCAACGTCGAGCCGGTCCTTCGCGGTTTTGGCCGAACGCATGGCCGCGTCGATGTCTTCCTGCAGCAAGGCCAGGGTCTCCGCCGACAACTCGGCCAAGTCACCGACCGGCATGGCGGAAAGGTCATTCAAGGTGGGACGATTGGGGATGCTCATGTCCGCCTCCCCTCACGCCGACGCCGCGACAGCGTTGCCAGCGGTGCTCTTGCGCGTCTGGTCCGCTTCGAAAGCCTCGACGTCTTCGAGGCGATACACGACGCGGCCGCCGATCTTCAGGAAGGCGGGGCCTTCGCCCGTCCACCGCCAACGCTCCAGCGTGCGGTGAGAAATGTTCCAGCGATCGGCCAGTTCGATCTGATTGAGATGCCGAACGGTCATCTGTCTCTCCTTCGGTTCAATTCGAAAACCTGCGGAGAGGATGGCGCTCGATCAGAAATCCGTCGTCGGGATCGCCGATGGACCGTTAGGGGACGAATTAGGATGAATCAGGGGGATTTAAGGGGATCGGTTGGGGGATGACCGGGGGATGATCACGCTCCCGAACACACAAAAATCCCGGCGAACCGGGCTTTCGAGAGGGGGATTTACGAGAACTGGATGTTGAGGCGGTATTTACCGCGACGATCGGATTGGATCAGCATCCGCCAGCCGGGCTGGGTCTTGAAGAGATCGGCCATGCGGGTGCATGACGAGCCCGCCTCCGCCAGCACCAGCTTGCCATGCCGCCAGGGTGACGCGGTCGTGGCGGCTTCATAGAGGATGCGCACCACCTGGGCCTGGATGGGACCAAGCGTGTAGGTCCGATCCCCCAGCGTCACATCGCTGAAGTCATTGCGCTGGGAGAACACGCTTTCCGTCGTCCGGGGCGTTCCGCCCAGCCCATGCTTGGCCTCGGCCCGATCGCGCTCTTCGCGGCGGACCACAAGTTCTTCGCGCTTTACAACGATCCCCTCGTCGGGATGAAGGACGTGGCAATACTCGGCATCAGGCGCATCAAAATGCTGGATCTCGATCTCGCCTTCGTGGAACAGCTTGTAGACGTCGTGTGGACGGAGATCCTGCAGCCCCTGAAACCAGGTCTGCTCTTCCGGGATGCTGAACCATTGGCCGTCGTCCGTCTCCTCGTAGGCGCCTCGCTCGATTCGAACGCCATAGAGGCGGACCGAGACCTTCAGAAGGCCGTTTTCCGCCAGATAAACGAGATCACGCCGAGGCATCCCCCAGCGCTCTTCGACCTCCTCCAACGCATAATAGTCTTTTTCGATCCCAGCCATCCGCATCATCCCGCACGCCCACGTTCCGCTTTTGTTTTATTCTCTTGACCCCGACAAATCAATCCTTTTTAATCCACATATTCCACACAATCCACAGGATTAGGATGACCCGATGCGATACACCATGGCCGATAGGCTAAAGGCGAGATCCAGACAGCTCGGCATGACCGCCGGGCGCGTCGCCGAACTTGCAGGTATCAACAGGTCGTTCGTCTACGACATCATGCGTGGGCGATCCGAAAACCCAAATCAAGAAAAGCTCGATCTGGTCTGTGGCGTTCTGAATGTCGAGCGTAACTGGCTCCTTCATGGCGTCGGTGAGGTCGAGGGCGAGTCGCCGATCATGGAAGATCCCATGGAGGCCTTCGTCAGCATTCCGTCTGTCGAGGTGACCGCCTCCATGGGTGGCGGCAATCTCGTCACCGACGAAGTCGAGGATGGTGAGCCCTATCACTTCCAGCGGTCCTGGATCATCCACGACCTGAAGGCGGATCCCTCCAGCCTGCGGATCATGCATGTCGAGGGCGACAGCATGATGCCCACCTTGAGTTCCGGCGACGTGGTCCTCGTCGACCTATCCCGAAAGTCCCCCACCCCGCCCGGCATCTTTGTCCTGTTTGATGGAATGGGGCTGGTCGCCAAACGCCTCGAGAACATTCCCAACAATGACCCGCCCAAGGTTCGGGTGATTTCGGACAACACCTTCTACAGCCCCTACGAACGGACGGCCGATGAGATCAATATCATTGGGCGTATCCGCTGGTTTGCACGGGAGATTTGAGTATGGGGTTTCGCGCAACCATAGCCCTACTGGGTCTTTGCCTGGCCCCATCCCTGGCGAACGCCCAGGATTTAGCCGGACGCGCCTCGGTCATCGATGGGGATACGATCGAGATCCATGGCCAACGGATTAGGCTCCATGGGATAGATGCGCCTGAAAGTCGGCAACTTTGTGAGAAAGACGGTCGGGAATACCGATGCGGACAACAGGCATCCCTGGCTCTCGCTGACAAGATTGGGACACGCCCCGTCACGTGCAAACAGAGGGATATTGATCGCTACAAACGGATTGTTGCCGTCTGCCGAGATGGCGAAGAAGATCTGAATGCCTGGATGGTTTTGCAGGGCCACGCGGTGGCCTATCGCCACTACTCTAACGACTACGTTGCTGCGGAAGAGCAAGCCCAAGCCGAGAAGCGCGGCATCTGGTCAGGGGAATTCACGATGCCATGGCGCTGGAGACGCGGGGAGCGGCTCAAATGATCATTACCTGGGGGGACGATCTTCTCGACACGACCCAAGGCCTGGACATTCTGGGGGTACGGGGAATTGATCAGGCTGTGGAGCTGGGCTTGGTCAACGGAATCACGACCATCTCACAGCGTGCCAGATATTTCGCAATCCTCCCATGGGCGCTTGGCGAGTATTTTACCGAGCACGCATCGACGGGTTTTGATTGGGATAGCCTCACTGCATATTTGCGGCGGGTCGAGTTCGTGACCCTTGCGGCAAGCCGGCTAGACAGCGAGCTAAATGGAGCGGATGCGAGCGGTGCCTTGGGCGCCAACCTGCATCAAGAGCGGTTGGCCACATTGGTCGCTGGCGGCACCGTCACGTTCCCTGAAGACTCCGGTGGCGCAATGCTCGGCACGTATTTCGCGCCCTGCCGAACGCTTGGGCTTTTGCTTGATGGCGATGAGACGATTCCATATCGCCTAAGCCCGCGCGGAACAGAGATCTGGAAGCTACGGAAAGAACGTCTTCAGTCTTCACCTGCGATCGCCGGCGTTTTGAATGGGAAAGAGATTTCACGAGCACAGGCCGAAGCCGCAATACCTGAATTCTCCCTAGGCTCTCTCGACCGTTCAAGTGGCGAAGCGCAGTTGCTGTACGACGCCCTGGTGACCGCTTGGGATCCTGGAACAGAAGCGGAGCGGCAACGGGTCAGCAAGGCATACGAAGCATTCAATGGCACCATCACATGGGCGAAAGGAATGCTCGCCACTGATCATGAAAGTGCGACCGGCCTTATCGTTCGAAATTTCAAGAACTGCGCTCAAGGAGATCAGGGTACGGAGATCGCATTCAGTTGGGCGGAGTACGAATACCGGCGCAGGTGCCATTTTGCGTTGGAGCTCATGCTTTCTGCGCTGACCAGCAGCCTCGCTGAGTTTGAAGAAGCCACGATCCCGCAAATCGTCTCAAGCTGGTTCAGCTCCCTCGAAGCATCTCCCCTTCTGGCCAAGGCATGGCCAACGGTTTCCGAGACCAGAAACTTGAGCGGCGCGGAAGCCATCGCCTCTGTACCCAAAGACCTCTTCAACGACAACCCCGTCCCGACCGGCGATTTGCGCCACCTTCCGATACCGGACCAGGCGTTTTCGGCGATTGCCCTGCTCGCGGCTACGGCCGAGCAAACGAGGACAACAAGACGCGACGGATACTTCGAACAAAAGCCCACGTCGCCGGGTGAGCACGCCGTAAGCATCATTGAAGGTGCAGGCGATGAGCCTTTCTCCAAACTGATGGAAGAGATCGTCGAACTCACCGCACTTTCGCATTTGTGACCCGCCCCCGGATTTAGTACCAACAGTTATGTTAGAGTTTGCTCGCTGTTTGGCGAGCGGCGATCAGCCCGTAGCCTTTCAATTGCGAAGGGTTGATTGGCGCGGGTTGGCAGGATGGTT